TGAAACTATGGCATATGCAGGAGAAGTTCCATGGCACGGTCTTGGAGTTCCTGTATCAAATGACCTAACACCTCAGCAAATGATGGTTAAGGCAGGTGTTGATTGGGATGTCCACGAATGTCAATCATTTATTGAGTTCAATGGAAATAAACTTCCAACTGGACAAAAATCCCTTATCCGTGGCACTGATGGTAAAGTTCTAACAAATGTAGGACCTGACTGGAATCCATGTCAGAACTCAGAGGCATTTGAATTCTTTTCAGAATATGTTCTTTCTGGAAATATGGAAATGCATACTGCAGGATCATTAAAAGATGGCCAGGTTGTTTGGGCATTAGCAAAAATTAAAGAATCCTTTGATTTGTTTAATGGTGATCAAGTTGATTCTTATTTACTATTTTCAAATCCACATCAATATGGTAAATCAATTAATGTTCGATTTACTCCAATCCGAGTGGTGTGTAATAACACATTAACACTGTCCTTGGAATCCAAGGCAGATCGTTCAGTAAAAGTCGGTCACCGGACTGTATTTGATCCAAAAATGGTCAAAGAACAACTTGGTATTGCTTCTGAAAAACTCAGAACCTATAAAGAAATGGCAGAATTTCTTGGTTCAAAGCGTTATTCAACTGAGGCACTTATTGAATATTATAATACAGTGTTCCCTCTTACTTCTGATAAAAAGGTTCAAGGTAAGGGATTATCTGTTGATACTCTTTCAAGAAATGCAAAACTATCGCATGATGCCATTGAACAACAACCTGGTGCTAAATTTGCCGAAGGTTCCTGGTGGCAGGCATTTAACTCAGTAACCTTTGTTACTGATCATGTTCAAGGTCGTAACCAGGATACTAGGTTATATAATAACTGGTATGGTAACAACCAAACTCGTAAGCGTGATGCCCTTAAAATGGCATTGGAATTTGCGGAGAAAGTATAATGACTCCCAATCCAAATTATGTTAATATGGTCATAAACTTCAGCATCCTTGGGGTGCTGATTTATGTGGCGATACAAGTGTCTTGATGTTTGATAAATTTGTCAAGTATTAGAATTAGTAAAACTTTTCTATTGTAACTGTTAGGAGGTAATATGGAAAAAACAAAGGTAGACAGAAGTGATTTAATTGAAAAACTTCTAGGAAATATTGTTACTGTTGAATTTACAAAGGTCAATGGTGATTACAGAAAAATGGAATGCACTTTACAGCAAGGTTATTTACCAGAATCTGATAAGATAAATAAGGATGAATCAAAAACGGCACTTTCTGTCTGGGATATTAATGCTAATGGTTGGCGAAGTTTTAGATGGGATAGCCTTAAGGAGTATAGTGTTGAAAGCGCATAAACCAGAAATGATTGCTCTCTGGGCAAAAGAAAATAAAATCAAAGGTTGGGAACACTACTGGAGAGCTTATCACCCAAGTGAAGTTCAGAAACGTAGACAATGGTCAATTAAAGCCTATGATAATAATAAAGTAGAAAAAGAATCCGGTAATAATTTTAAAAGGCATTCTAATGAAAAAACTAGACAAACTTACAAAAAAGGTTAATAAAATGGATTTAGGCAACCCCGTAATTACTGTTCTTGTTGGATTGGTAGTGTTTTATATAGGACTCAAAATGTTCTCAGGTGGTATGAAGTCAATGGGTAATATGGATCATTTGTCATTCTTTATTCATAATCCGTATTGGATGTTCCTTGGTGGAATCGTAATGACTCTACTCTGGCAATCATCTTCTCTTTCAACTACGGCTATTATTGCTCTTGTAGCTTCTGGCGCTGTACCATTACCTGCCGCAATTGCTGCGGTACTTGGAGCAAATATTGGTACCACAGGCACGATTTGGTTGGCAGGTTTGTTGGTTTCAGATGGTATGCCGAAAGGTGATACACTACGAATAGCAATGGCACATACTGGAGTCAATTTATTGATGGCGATAGCACTTCTACCATTTGTTGGACGAATTGCTCAGTTCCTAGGCCGATTTTAAATTTTTATATAATGTTAAGAAAAGCACCTTTCGGGGTGCTTTTTTGTTTACATTTTGGTATAAATAGTGTTATAATAACTTATTATTAGGAGATGTTTCTTGGCCTACACTTTTTTTCCTACACAGCAATCTGAGATTAGGAAAGAGTTAGCTGATTTTTCTAAGGACAACCTTAAGGAAATTGAATCACTTTTTGCTCTTTTAAGAAATAAATCAAAAACGCCTATTAATATTGATCCTGCAAAGAGATCAAATGTAAATATATCACGCGAATTATCTGATGAAATATCTCTGGCCGATATTAGGAAAAAAGCAAATTTGGATAAAATAAAAATTAAATATGGTAATGGTTCTTCTGGTAACAGAGGTGCAAACAACCGTGGTAATTTATTTGAACCTCAATTTGCAGAAGCTTTGTTAAATTGGTGGGCTGGTGAGGATGTTGCCAATGATGTAATAATGTCCTCAATTAAATATTTGGATAAGGTATACGATATATCCAATTCAACAAAATTTAAAGTTAATGTTGTTGGTGGTGAAAATACAAGACGGCCACTTAAATTTGGATCAAAGATTGAATTGACAAACCCAAAAGGTACAGGATTTGATGTCGGCGAATCAGTGACCGATATTACATTGGAACTTGATAAAAAAGAAGTTTACCTATCATTAAAGCTTGGCGGTACTACAACATTTTTTAATGTTGGCATAAAAACAATTTTAACAACTGCAGAAATTAAAAAAGGCAAGATTACAAATAGAAATGGTCTAAAACTATTAGGCCTTTTTGGCATTGATCCTGCCAAATTTTGTAATATATTTAATGGTTCTGGAAAAGGATTTATTGATAAGAATCCAGGGTTTAGCAAAACTGCATTACAAAATTTATTACAATCCGGAATAGGATTCGGCTATTGTATTGTTCATAAAAAAGGTAGTAAAATACACACCAAAAAAATGGACAAAAAAGATATGATAAAGGCCGCGACCATTACCGGTAAACCTATAATTTATTATGGTGGTAAAGGTGGTAAAGGTAAACGAATTGATGTGGAGTTTGAATCAAGCGCATACCGATTTAAGATAAATATAAGAGACACACAAGGCGGTGATGGTTATCCAACCCGTATGATGTGTGATTTTACGGATAAAAAATGATTAATTTTAATGAATTTATAACAGAGCAGAAAAACACACATATGACTCACATTGAGGACAAGGTTCTTTATGGTGGTGTCGATGGAACACGTGAGGCTATTCTTGCTTTAAAGGCCCTTAAAAATATGATAGGAGGTGTGAAGGATGGTAACATTAGTATTAAATGGGACGGTGCTCCTGCTGTGTTTGCTGGGACTGATCCACGTGATGGCAGATTCTTCGTGGCTAAAAAAGGAATCTTTAATGCGAAGCCCAAGGTATACAAGAATCATGCAGATATCGACGCTGATACTAGTGGTGATCTTTCTACAAAGCTTAAGCTCTCTTTGGATCATTTTGCAGATCTAGGAATAAAAGGAGTAATTCAGGGCGATTTGTTATTTGGATCAAAGGATATTAAAACTAAAAAAATTAAAGGACAATCATATGTCACTTTTCACCCTAATACAATTCTTTATGCCGTGCCAGCAAATACTTCAATGGCCAAAGAAATTAAAAGGGCAAAGGTAGGTATTGTGTGGCATACAACATATACAGGTAAAACATTTGAAACAATGAAGGCTTCATATGGTGTAAATGTAGCTGCGCTTAAAAAAACGGCCAATGTTTGGCAACAAGATGCCATGTTACGTGATATGACCAATTATACCATGAATTCTAAAGATACTGAGGAAGTAACCAAATATCTTTCCGATGCGGGTAAAATATTTAATAAAATTAGTGGTTCCACATTACGTACATTGAAGGCTGATCAAAATTTAGCTCAACACATTGAAACATTTAACAATACATATGTTCGCAAAGGTGAGGTTGTAGGTAATACCAGAGCTCATACCATAAAATTAATTAATTGGATTAAACAAAAATACCAAAAAGAAATAAATGCCAGAAAAACAGAAAAAGGTAAAAGTGGACAACAAAAGAAATTAGACAATTTACTTTCATTTTTTTCACCACAAAATAAAACATCTCTTGAAATGATGTTTGAATTACAAAAGGTTATAGTTCTTGCGAAATTAAAAATTATAAATATATTAAACAAATTGAATAACGTAGAAACATTTTTACAAACTAAAAAAGGATATCAAACAACAGGCCAGGAAGGTTATGTTGCAATAGATAAACTTGGTGGTGACGCGGTGAAAATTGTTGATAGGATGGAATTTTCCTATGCCAACTTTTCGCCAGATATATTAAAAGGATGGGATAAACCAGGGAGATAAACATGCTTAATTTTTTAGCATTCCTAAATGAAGAAAATGATGTGGAAGAAGGCCTTTCCTTAACAGGCCGCCGTAAATTAGCTCGTACAGCTAAAAGACGTAAAGCCCAATTAAAATTAGCACGAAAAAGAGCTCGTAGGCGACTAGCCAAAAAAGATGTGCTTAAAAGAAGAGCACGCAGAGGCGTTCGTGCACAAATAGCCAAAAAATTATTACGTGGTCAAGATAAGAGCAATGTTTCAGTAGCACGTAAAAAAGATATTGAAAATCGCTTATCAAGTAAGAGATTTCAAACAAGAATTGCATATATGTCAAAACGTCTTATGCCGAAAAAACGTCGTGATGAATTACAAAGGAAAAAGCAAGGGTGATTAGGTCATTTAAAAATTATTTAGTTGAAGAAGAAAAGACCGTATACTTTACGTTTGGTCGTATGAATCCTCCTACTATTGGTCATGAAAAACTAATGGATAAACTATCCAGTTCATCTGCAAAAAATCCATATAGAATTTACTTATCACAATCTCAGGATAAAAATAAAAATCCATTGGACTATAAAGCCAAAGTTAAACTAGCACGTAAAATGTTTCCAAAACATGCCAGACAAATATTATCAGATAAGGGTGTTAAAACCGCAATTGAGGCCGCAGTTAAATTATATAACGAAGGATTTAAAAAAATTGTAATGGTTGTAGGTTCGGACCGAATTAGAGAATTTGATACCTTATTAAATAAATATAATGGTATAAAAGCTAGACATGGGTTTTATAATTTTCAAACCATAAATGTTATTTCTGCTGGAGATAGAGATCCGGATGCCGAGGGTTCTAGTGGTATGTCTGCATCCAAAATGAGAACAGCAGCAAAACAAAATGATTTTACATCTTTTGCCCAAGGTTTACCAAAGGGTGTGTCCAATTCTGAAGCCAAAACTACCTTTAATCAAATTAGAAAAGCAATGGGTTTAAAGGAACAAAAAGAATTTAAAAATCATATTCAATTAAAACCTGTATCAGAAACTAGAGAAAATTATATTTCCGGCGACTTATTTAATGCCGGTGATATTGTTGTAATAAAAGAGACTGGTCAAATTGCAAGTGTAAAACACCTTGGATCAAATTATGTTATTTTGGAAGATGCGTCACGAAAATGGCTTGATGATGTGAAAAAGGTTAATACGGAAAATAAGGAAGGACCTCAAGATCCAGAGATTAAGGATATGAAAGGGACCCAACCAAAAGGATATTATGCAGGTTTAAAAAAAGGCACAAAAAAGAATAGACATTCCCAGTTTAAAAAACAGTCAAAAATGTCCGATGATAATCCGGCCGCGTATAAAAAGGCACCAGGTGATAAAAAGAAAACAAAATTAAGTAAACACACAATTAAATTTAGACAAATGTTTGGAGATGATTAATGAAATTTAAGGAACATACATCTGTAATGGAAGATGCTGATTCAGGACTTAAGAAAAAAGCAGAAAAATCAGGTATGCCATTAGGGATATTAAGAAAAGTTTATAACCGTGGTATGGCGGCATGGAAATCAGGTCATCGTCCAGGCGCCACTCAACAACAATGGGGATATGCAAGGGTCAACTCTTTTATTACCAAAGGTAAAGGTACCTGGGGTAAGGCAGATTCTGATTTAGCAGCAAAGGTAAGGAGTAAATAAATGAAAACCTTTTGGGAACTCAGAGATGAGATAAAAAATGAATCTAAAGTAAATGAAATATCAAAAAATCTTGCAAGGAAATATGTAAATAGAGCTGCAATAGATATGTTTCATAAAGGACGAGATCAAGGTGCGGCTGATACAATAGCTAAAGCTGGTGGTAAACATCCAGATCAAGAATATAAAGGTGGGCCCGAGTTTAAAGGTGCACGAAGAGCTGGTGGTATCATGAGAGCAACACGAAAGCTTATGAAAAAGGAAGCAATGTCTGATGCTGAAAAGAAAGCTCATGCCGCGTCAATTGCTGCATTTAAAGCTAAAGGTGGTAAAGTTAAAAAACTTAAGCCAGGTTATGCTCAAGGATATCACGGTAAAGATGATCTTGGAACTGGAATGCATGGTATGATGGATAAAGGCGATACAAAGTTTATGTCTAAGAAAAAAGTAGGGAGCATGAAACGATGAGTCTAGCCAAAGCAATTAATAAAGTTAAACAAAGTTTAATTGAAAAAAATATAGAAGAAGATCGTAAAGCTGGCAAATATAAAAAAGGTGAGATGATTGTTTCTGGTCAATGGCCTAATCCTGATCGATGGGCTAAAGAATATATTATGCCTAATGTAGATAAAAAAGGTGTTCGTATATACTCAGATGGACCGTCATTTAAAATAGAAAAGTTATAGGAGCAATTTCAATGAAAACCTTTTGGGAACTCAGAGATGAGATAAAAGAAAAGGAAGATGTTAGTGAAATTAGTAACAAAACAATTGATAGTTACAAGGATAAGGCTGGTAAACAATATAACAAGGCCGCTGGTAAAATGGGTAGTTCTGCTAAGGCTAAAAAGACTTTTGTTAAAAGACATAAAGGTCTTGGTTCAGTAATAAAAAGAGATTTAGTTAAAAAAAGTGGTCAGTCTATGGTTACAAAGATGGGTAGAGGCCAAGATATTATGAAAGGTCAAGGCGGCCATGCGTTAACAGCTAAACCTGCTAATAAATTAGCAAAGTCATATAAGGATAGATAAATGCCATTAGGAAAAAATGCAGATGCTGGTGATTATGTAGATGATTTTAAAAAGTCCAAGGCACCACAGTTTAAAGGTAAGTCAGATAAGAAAAAACGGCAGATGGCCATTGCTGCATTTTTAGATGCCCGTAAAAAGAAAAAATCTGTTGATGAATCTGTAACTGAAGCTGTAGTTGATTTTGACTCACCTGGAATGATGTTTAAGGTATCGGTTGAAGGATTGCCTGATATGTTTATGGCTGGTCGAGGGCCTAGTGATATTAAAGCACAATTAAGAAAAATTGTAAAACAACCATCTATGATTCAAAGTGTAAAACGTATGCCTAAAACGGCAGTTAAAAAAATGTTTAGAGATATATTTCAAGGTCGGGAGGAAGAGGAATGAAATCTTTTACGGAATATAAGTATGATTACGGTTCTCCAGAATCCGTTAAATTAATGAAAAAGGTAACCCCTGGTCAAAACGAGGCAATTGTTGATCCTAGAGATCTAAGAGGTAGACCAAAGAAAGCAGATTCACATCCAGATTCACCTTATGGTAGAAAACACCCACTTCATCCTGCTAACTTAGCAAAGAAGAATAATAAGAAAACAAAAACAGAGGCAACATGGCCAGACGAAATGCCTAAAGAGGAACTTGATGAGGCAATTAAACAAACACATATTGTTATCAATCCTCAAGGTAAGGTAATTGGGTATGCTACTGATGAAAAGGGTGCTAAAAGCCTTGCAAAAAACAATATTAGAAAAGAAAACGGTGCAGTCGTTAAACTTAAAACTCCAATATCTAACAAGAAAGCACAGGATATGATGGGTGGAAATTTAACAAGAGATATGTTAAATAAACTTAGAGAGGAAGACGAAAAGGATCCTAGTGAATATGACGAGGAAGGTCTGATGATGAAAGACCAATTGGATATTGTAATGGATGCTGCAGATGAAATTTATGACATAGTAAGTGATAATGAAAATTTGCCAGAGTGGTGTCAAAATAAAATTACCAAGGCGGCAGATTATATTGACTCAGTTCGCGATTATTTAAAATCACAAAAAACAACCAGTGAAGGTTCTGGACCCTCAATGGCTGATTTACAAAAAAGAGCTAATATAAACCGACCCGATCAAAATAAACTTCTTAAAATCAGGCAAATGCTTGATAAAGAAAAAACAAATTTTAACAAAAATAAGATGAAATCAAAATGATCAAATTTAAACAATTTCATGAAGAAAAAGATTCAAGACTTGCAAAAGCTGGAGTGTCTGGTTTTAATAAAGCAAAGAGAACTCCTGGGCATGCAAAATCAAGTCATATTGTAGTCGCAAAAGCTGGAGACAAAATAAAAACAATTCGTTTTGGTCAACAGGGTGTTTCTGGTTCACCACCAAAGGAAGGCGAATCAAAATCACATGCTGCACGTCGCCGTAGTTTTAAAGCTAGGCATGCCAAGAATATTGCAAAAGGTAAAATGTCAGCGGCATATTGGGCAGACAAAGAAAAATGGTAAAAGTTTAAATTTATTCATATGGGAAAAATGAAATGGCAACAGAAACAACTGGCAAAAGGCTAGATCGAATAGAAGAAAAATTGGATAAACTCACCGATGCTATGGTTGCCATAGCTCGCACAGAAGAAAAGATGGTAGCATTGCAAGACGATCATGAAAATATGAGAAACAGACTTAATAAACATTCTGAAAAACTTGATGAAATTGAACGAATCGTTTTAGATAATCATAAAACTGTGTGTTTTATACACAAATTATTTTGGGTCGCACTTGTGGCCGCGACGGGCGTAATCGCCACTAATCTATGGATGTAAGGAGATATAAATGAAACATCTTATTAAAAAAATAACCGAGATGGCCACTCAACAACCGGCCGAAGAAATTCAAGAGGATGCAATGAAAACTGTTACATCTGCTGATAAAAAACCTCAGAATTATAGAAAACCTGATGGTACAATGGGCACAAGAATGGTTCCTGCGGATCCAAAAAAGGCACCACCCGCTGCAGAAGGTAAAATGGATCCTGTAGGACAAGCAGATGCCGATATTGATAATGATGGTGATGTCGATAAATCTGATAAATATCTACACAATCGTCGTAAGGCTATTAAAAAAGCTATAACCAAAAAGAAGGACCCACAAGGGGAAAATGGAGATACAGCAACTATGAATCCTAAAAAAGAATCTACAATTCGTTCAAGATTACTTTCTATATTTGAAGGCGATCGTGCAAAACACTATAAAGGTGCTGCTGAAGCCGAAACCATGGACGACAAATATAAAGGCAATGGTGCTAAAAAAATGAAAAAGGATCATGAAGGTCCTACTGTTGATATTGAAAAACAAAGTCATGATGATGCATCTAAGGCTGGCCGAGCAGTAAAAGCAAAGGCAAAGGCTAGAAGCGGTAATGATGCCGTAAATTCTGGAGATCAAAATATTGTAAATCCAGTAAAGGAAAACCAATCAGTGTATACTAAAAAACAAGGAGAAGTAAACATGAATAAAGATTTTAATAAAACTATTGCTGCCTATCTTTCAATGTATGAGACAAAGGAAGAAGCTTTGGATGAACTATCCAAGGGCACTCTTGGTGGCTATATAAAAAAGGCCGGGCAATCACACGCCAATATGTCAACCAAAGCATCAAGTAAGGATGGTACTGCAAAATTTGGATCAGATGATGAAAAATCAAACCAAAAAAGAATTAAAAAGGTAGATACACGTGGAGTGGGTATTAATAGAGCAATTAATAAACTTGTTAAAAAAGAAGGTTCCCTGGGCGAATTATCCAAAAAAACAATTGGTAGTTATGTAAAGAAAGCTATCGGTCACGATGATTATGATGAAAGACCTACTCTAGGAAATATTAAACAAGCATCGTCCATGAAAGATAAGCAAAGAAAACATTCTATGCTAGGTACTCAATATGCCACAAGTAAGGATGGTAAA